TACTGTTACAGCCGCCAATACTGGTACTTTAAATCTCACCGCTGGTGATGTATTTACTATTGCTGGTGTTTTCGCTGTTAACCCACAAAACCGCCAAGCCTACGGCTCTAACAAGTTGCGTAACTTCGTTGTGAAAACAACTGTTGCTATCGCATCTGGTAACTCTGGCTCTGTCGTTGTATCCCCTGCTGTGATTACTGCTGGTCAATTCCAGAATGTGTCTATCCCGACAACTTCTGCAACAGCCGCAATCGCTCAGTTCAACAGCACAGGCGTTGTTTCTCCACAAAATATCATCATGCACAAAAATGCTTTCACAGTCGCGGTTGCTGACCTAGAATTGCCAGAAGGTGTCCATTTTGCTGGTCGTGCAAGCGACAAAGAAATTGGTTTGTCCATGCGTGTTGTCCGCCAATACACCATAAACAACGATAGTATTCCTACTCGTTTAGATGTTTTGTATGGTTGGGCACCTCTGTACCCAGAACTCGCTTGCCGCGTTGCCGCTTAATCATTAACTTTTTAAGGAATAAATATCATGGCAAATCCAGGACCAGCAAATAGCGCACAACCACATCCAAGTAACTTAGCATCCAATCAAGCAATCCGCTTGCTGGCTGTTTATACTGGTGTCAATGTGAACGCCACAGGCGATACAGTATTGCCTATCAACAATAGTACTGGCTACTCTGTTAGCAATGTAATATTTACAAACGCATCAGTTTCGTTGTCATCTGCCGCCGCAGGACTGTTTACAGCACCTAGCGCGGGTGGTACTGGTATTGTGGCTAACGCCGCTTTGTCAGCAATGACAGGCTCGACAGTAGTTTCACAACGCACAGTAGCATCTACTGCTTTGCAAACAGGACAAAATCTGTATGTGAATGTAGGAACTGCACAAGGTGCCGCCGCAACCATGGATGTATATGTCTATGGCTACGATTTAAGCGTTTACACACAGTAATACGCCTTAAAGTAAAAAGAAGTCACTCTCAAAAGGGGTGGCTTTTTTCGCTTTAACGGATACAATTTAATTTATTCTGCAAAGGAATCATCATGTCAAATTCACAAGCGATTGGCGCGGCATATCTTGACCAAGATATTATTGACGCTAACTATTCATTAGTTAACAATATCACGGGACAAATGGGTTACACAACAGGAAGCCCAACAACTTCTGGCGTTTCTGTTACCCAAGCAACCAGTAAATCAACAGGCGTTACGCTTAATGCCGCGGCTGGTCAAATTGTCACTAACAATGCGGCTTTAGCGGCTGGTGCAGAAGTGGCTTTTGTTGTCACAAACAGCGCAGTTAGTGCATTAGATATTCCAGTTATTGCTCTTGCATCAGGCGCAACTACTGCTGGCACTTATCTATTGAGCATTGCAACTGTTGCGGCTGGTTCATTTACTGTTGTAATTTCAAACGCAAGCGCAGGCTCTCTTTCTGAGGCTTTAACGCTTAATTTTGGAATTCTTCATGTGGCGCAACTGTAATGGCTGGCTCATCTGTTTTACGGACTGCTGGTCAAACAGTAGCGTTATCGGTCACTTCTACCGCTCACGCGGCAGTTTTGGTCAATGCCACTACTAATACCCAAGTGAACTACACCGCTTTCCTCAATACGGGTGCAAGCCCTATTGCGGTTAGATGGGGACCTACCGACCCTGGTGCGCCCGTGTTTCCTGTTGACGGCACTAATGGAGACTTTGTTTTGCCTGCGGGCATGATTCAGCCTTTAATTGTTGCCACTTCAGTAGCACCATACTACATAACAGCAAAATCTAATTCTGGTACTGCTGGCATTTTGTATGTAACACCCTCTGTTTATCAGAGTTAAGGCATGGCAAACCCTGCCAATTCTGTTCTGCAAAATCTACTTCCTGTACAAGCGTATTTTGCAGTAGATGGAACTTTTCAGACCTTTATTGGTCAGGGTGTGCCGTTCTACGCGACATTAAACCCAAGTCAATCAGGCTTGGCAATTACAAACAGCACGATTGACAGTAGCACGATAGGTGCAACAAGCCCATCAACGGGCGTTTTTACTAATATTGGCACGACAACTGGCACTATTGCTACCACGCCAAGCAGTAACACAGACATAGCAAACAAGTTTTATGTTGATACAGTAGCGCAGGGACTAGGACCAAAAGCGGCTTGTGCAGTAGCAACATTAACAAGTATTACTCTATCTGGCTTACAAAGCATTGACAGTTACACAACGCTTGCTGGTGACAGAGTATTAGTAAAAAATCAAAGTTCTAGTCAATTCAATGGTATTTATGTAGCGTCTGCAAGCACATGGACACGCGCAACGGACATGGATGTATGGTCTGAAGTTGCTGGCGCATACACAGTAATTTTAAATGGTGGTCAAGCAAATACGGGTTGGGTTTGTACTGCTACGGCAACTGGAACAATAGATGTAACGGCAATGCCTTGGGTGCAATTCTCAGCGGCATCAACTTATTTTGCTGGCACAGGGCTTACTCTAGCGTCTAACACTTTTTCAATTACAAATACTGGTGTAACTGCGGGAACTTATGGCTCTGCTACACAAACGCCAGTTTTTATTACAAATGCACAAGGTCAACTAAGTAGCGTAACAAACACAACAATAACGCCAGCAATCGGCTCAATTACTGGTCTGGGTACTAATGTAGCCACATGGCTTGCAACGCCTACTAGCGCAAATTTGGCATCTGCTGTAACTGACGAAACTGGTAGTGGTTCATTGGTGTTTGCGACAAGCCCAACTTTGGTTACGCCTATTTTGGGAACGCCACAATCGGGTAATTTCTCAACTGGCACATTTACATGGCCAACTTTTAATCAAAATACTACGGGCAACGCGGCTACGGCTACATTGGCTACAACCGCCACAACTGCAACTAACCTTGCAGGAGGTGCGGCAGGCTCTTTACCTTACCAAAGCGGTGTTGCTACAACTACAATGCTTGGTATTGGCACTACTGGGCAAATTTTGCGTGTTACTGCTGGTTTGCCAGCATGGGGAACAGATTACACAGGAACAGTAAGTTCAGTAAGTTTTACTGGCGGTTTGATTACTGTTGCCAACTCAACTACAACGCCTGCGTTAACAGTCGCTGGAACTTCTGGCGGTATTGTTTACTTTTCTAGTGCAACTACATGGGCATCTTCTGCTGTTTTAGCGGCAAATGCTTTAATGGTTGGCGGTGGTGCGGCTACTGCGCCTGCGACAATTACAACTGGAACTGGCGTTGTTACTGCCTTGGGCGTAGCGGTCGGTTCTGCTGGTTCTTTTGTGGTGAATGGCGGTGCTTTAGGTACGCCATCATCAGGAACGCTGACAAGTGCAACTGGCTTGCCTTTGACAACTGGCGTAACTGGAACACTTCCCATTGCAAACGGGGGTACAAATGGAACGGCTACTCCTACTGCTGGTGGCGTTGCCTATGGTAGCGGTACTGCTTACGCATTTAGTGCAGTCGGAACATCTGGTCAAGTTTTAACTTCTGCTGGTGCGGGTACGCCTACTTGGACAACCCCAACTGCATCTATTGCAATCACAGACGATACGACAACCAATGCTGTGCGTTATCCGCTATTTGCGGCGGCTACAAGCGGAACTATCAGCACAGAGTATGTATCTTCTACCAAATACCAATTCAACCCATCTACGGGCGTTTTAACGGCTACTCAGTTTACGGGGTCTGGTGCAGGGTTAACCTCTATTCCTAATTCTGCGCTGACTAACTCAAGCATTACAGTAGGTTCAACAGCGATTAGTTTGGGTGGCTCGGCTACAACGATAGCAGGGCTTACTTCTGTTACATCGACTACATTTGTGGGTGATTTGACGGGTAATGCAAGCACAGCAACCAGCGCAACGACAGCAACAAACGCCACAAACACAGCGATAACAGACGATACAAGCACAAACGCTGTGTTTTACCCAACCTTTGTAAGCAATACAACTGGTAATCTTCCGCAAACTGTATCGTCTACTAAGTTAAAATTTAATCCATCAACAGGCGCGTTAACTGCAAACCAGTTAATCATTGCACCATAAGGAAATATCATGGGAAATTTAGTTTTTCAAGCAACATTAGGCGGTCAAGTTAACTTGGTTGGCCCTAACACAGCGTCAACTTTTAACTTAAATGTGCCTGCTACTTCTAGCACGATAGCGACCTTAACTGGTACTGAGACATTTACCAACAAGACGCTGACTAGCCCAACGCTGACTACGCCTGTTTTGGGTACGCCTTCTAGCGGTACTTTGACAAACTGCACAGGCTTGCCTAACGCTGGTTTAACAAACTCAAGCATAACGATTGGTGGAACAGCGATTGCTTTGGGCGCATCTAGTTCTACGATTACAAATGACTTGTCTATCTCAGGTCTAACAGTAGGTAAAGGCGGTGGTGCTGTATCTACTAACACGGCTGTGGGTGCTAGTGCTTTGGGTGCTAATACAACTGGTGCAAACAATACCGCTATTGGTAACTCTTCAGCATCAGCAATTACCACAGGTGTTGAAAATGTGGCTATTGGGTCACTTTCTTTGAATACTGCTACTACGGCTAGTTACAACACAGTAATGGGGTTACGCTCTGCATATTCTTCAACTAGCGCAACAGAAAATGTAGCGATTGGATATTACTCACTCAATGCTTCTACAACGGGTTCAACCAATGTTGCGGTAGGTGCTTCATCCCTTAGATTTAATACCACAGGAAGTTCTAATGCCGCTTTTGGTCATCAAGCACTTCTCTCCAACACCACAGCATCTAACAACACAGCAGTAGGTTATCAGGCGCTCTATTCAACTACTACTGCTGGATTTATTACCGCACTAGGTTATCAAGCAGGATATAGCGCAACATCAGGATACAGTCTTTATGTAGGTAATCAGGCTGGTTACAACACGACTGGTGCTGGCAATACTTTTGTCGGTGCTAATTCCTCGTCAGGATTTGGTGCTGGTTATGCAGTAACAACTGGCGGTGCTAATACTATTCTCGGTGGATATTCGGGCAACCAAGGTGGCTTAGACATTCGCACAGCATCAAACTACATTGTGCTGTCTGATGGGGCTGGGAATCCGAGACAGTATATGAATGGAAGCGGTCAAGCATCTTGGGGTAGCCCAATGATTGACGGATTCTTAAATCTAAAGTGGGCAGGTCAAAGTTATATTGGTATGGTTTATAACAATACCGATACTTTTGGCTCATCTGCAAATATACGATTCAAAAATAATGGTACTACTGTTGGAGATATTACTTCTACAACATCTGCAACTTCGTACAACACTTCTTCAGATTATCGTTTAAAGCATGATGTTCAACCAATGGTAAATGCATTGGCTAAAATTTCACAATTAAAACCTGTTACATATAAATGGAATATTGATGCTTCATTTGGGCAAGGTTTTATTGCTCATGAATTACAAGAAGTTTTCCCCGATGCAGTTCATGGCGAAAAAGATGCTGTTGAGGAAGATGGTTCAATCAAACCACAAGGCATTGATACATCATTTTTAGTTGCTACTCTTGCGGCATCTATCCAAGAACTAAAGACAATCGTTGACGCACAAGCCGCAGAGATAGCGGAACTTAAAGCAAAGGTGGCATAAATGGAAGAAATTACACAAGAACAAATTGCACAGCACTACTCTGCTTGCATGGACTCAGTTAACCTGATTAACTTTGGACAGCCACAAGGCATGACAGCAGAAGATTGGGCAGACTGCTTGTCACGCAACAAAGAGCATTTGGTCATCATGCTTGCAAAAGACTTTTGGACAACTGAAGATTTGTCACCATTACGGACAGCATCAGCATGAACTACGCTTGGAAAATACTAGATATTTACGCTGATGGTGAGAAAATCACCTCGGCTAAATACCATTGCGCTGTTTTTGATGGTGAAAACACAGTAGAAACAGAAGGTTACGCCACTTTTGATGGTGATGCTAAGACTGCTTTTTCTGAAGTAACAGAGGAAATGGTCGCACAATGGGCTAAAGAATCGCTGACAATCAATGGCGAATGTCTAGTAGAAAAGCGTTTGGCAGAACAGTTAGCCAATCTGGAAAAAAAGCCAGTAGTTGCGCCTTGGAAACCA